AATGTCCGTGTTATGATTCGCATGGCGAATCCTCCTTCCGTTCCCCATGGCTGCAAAAATCGTCAGGTTTCGGTGCGTCTTCCGGGGTAATCCGAACGACCTGAAACATCTGGCAGCCATACCACTCTCCACCGTTGTTGTCCGCAAACCACTTGCAATTTTTGCACCGCACCACCTCCGCAACGTCGGCGGCAGGCTGTCGGACAAGCAGCTGCTTGGCTCTCTGCGGCGTCCAATTTGGATTTTCGCGGTTGCACTGCTCAAAGTCAGCCAACGCAACTTCGCGTTTGATATATTCAGTCATCCTTCTTGCCCTCCAATCTTGCCCGCAGCAGCTTCGCGTACAGGGTGATTGTCAGCGTGTCCTCTACCACACCGGCGTTTGTCTTCCAGCGCGGCTTTGCCGTCAGCCCCCGGCATCTGCTGCCGTGCATAAAGCTCCCGCATCCTCGGCGGCATGTCCCCCATGCTCTCAAACCGCAGTCCGCTCATTTGGCAGATAGACGTTCACGCCGCAGACAGGGCAGCGGAACGTATAATCGTAAACGATTCCGTCCTCGAACGTGTCGTCTGCTTGTACCCGCGTCGCTTCGCGGAGATTCGCCACAAAGGACGTGTTGCAGGCATCGCACAGCATAAACCGCTCATCCCTGTGTTTCAGCCGTAATGTCCGTGTTATGATTCGCATGGTGAATCCTCCTTCCGTTCTCCGTATCTGCAAAAATCATTCTCGGTTGGGCAATACATGCCGTGCTCCTCAGAGCAGATGACAATACCGTTTGCGTCGGTTCGCACCTTGTGTTTGCAGTCCTTGCAGTACACGATTTCTACGGTGTTAATGGTGGGCGCACCGTCCAGATAGTTAATAATCGAGTCAAACTCCCAGTCTTCGATTTCGCCTTTTTGGTGGTTCTCCACCGCCTTGTTGTAGATTGCATCCGCATCAATCAGTCGCACGGTCGGCCTCCTTATCCTCCAAAAAAGCACGCGCCGTATATTTCCCGCCGCATTCGCACGGCTCCTTTGTCCGGTAAACCGTCCAGTTCGGAGTCGACAGTTTTTCGTCCACCGGCGCGACCTTCCCGCACCGCTCACAGACCGGCGTCATGTCCATCATGTTTTTACGTTTTGCCATTTTTCTTTCCCTCCATCGCCCGCTCGGCTTCCTCGCGGGTGAGAAAAACGGTTTTGCCGAGTTCTTTCATCGGTATGTCGCCCTCTGTTGTGCGAATCATGTGAATATGCCCATCGTCATCGCCTCCGCGCACTGCGGACGGATGCCCGCAGAAGAATGTCCTAACTTTTGCGCTATACAATTTTCTCACAGCGCCTACGATCCACACTGTATCGCCGACCTTGCACGGCAGCACGACGCACCGCCCGTCCTTGTCGGCCTCTGCAAGCTCGCGGAGGCGGCTAGGCTCCACGCCCAGCGCCTTCTGTGAAGCCTGGTTTAGCACCGTTTGCCATGTGAATGGTGCATTGAGGTCTTCCGGCGTTAGATTCGTGTCCTCGTAGGCTTTCAGCCGCCCGTACAGATCACGAACCATCTTGCGGAAGATATCCTTGCAAAAGCCGTTGCTTGTCGGTCCGTTGATAAGCACGTTGAGCGTGCTGTCTCGGCTCTGCTTCCAGTCGATTTCCTTGCCGCCGATCGCGGCGTGCAGAAATCGGTCGGTATCCTTGTCTACGTTGAGATTGGGTCTTGTCAGTCGTTCCATAGCTCTTCCTCCACATACCGCCAGCTCTGCGGCGGGCGGGTAATTGGCCCAGGTGCTAATCCGAATTTTGTCTGCCGCAGTCCGGTAAACTCCCACAGATCGCGCGGGTGATCGTAAATTTTGAGATTGGAGATGTGCCATCCGTAGCCGACGCCGCCGTCCAGATACTTCTCCAGCTCGTCTTTTGTCAGGCAGGCATCCGCAAGAAGCGTATCAAGTGGTGTGCAGTCCATGTTCCAATCGCAGATGCAATATTTCGGCGGTTCACAGCTTGTTCCTACTCTGACGATCCTTTCAAAAATGTCGTCGCACAGAAATTCCCCGATGACTTTGCCGTTTCCGCATTTGTAGATATAGCACTTAAACGTCGTATCCATCTTCGGGCGCGTCTTGCGTACCTCGATTGTCTTCTGCCCGCTCATGATCTTCTCGCACCATTTCTGGCGGAGGCTGATCAAAACAGCTTTACTCATACTGTGCCCTCCATTGCCTTCCCCCACGCGGCCAGTTGGGCGCGGATGGCTGCGCAGAGCTTTCCGACCTTGTCCTCGTCCTCGATGCGGCTGACAGCCTGCGTCAGTTGGTTGAATGCCGCCTGCCACTGGCTGAAATGCAGGTGCGCGGCCGTCACGTCCTTGTCGGACATGGCAAGCTTTCTGCGCAGATCCTCGATCTCTCCGGTCAGACGCTTCTTTTCCGCGTCCGAAGAGGCGGTTTCCGCCATTGCCTTTGCCGCCGCCAGCTGCTGCTTCAAATTCTCCGCCTCCTTGCGGACGCGCTCGATCTCCTGTTCGGTCTTTGTGGTCTGCTTCCGCCATTCGTCGGTCTTCTTGCGCAGCTCCGTTTCCGCCTGCGCCCGGACCTTGGCCTCCGCGTCCCGGATCGCCTGCTCGTCGCGCTGGACAGCTACCTCGACGGGCCGGTTCTTGAGCGCCTCCAGCTCGTCCGCCATGCGGCAGGCCTCATCCTTTGCGGCGGTCAGCTCATCCTCCATGCCGCGCAGCTTCTCATAGGCCGCCTCGGCCTCTTTCTTCGCGTTCTCGGCGCGGAGGGAATCGCTGTTTGCCTGCCGCAGGGCGCTTTCGCGCTCCTGCCGGGCGGCGTCCCGCTCCTTGATCGCTTTTTCCAGTTCCCGGGCGGAAAGATTCTCTGCATCGACTGCTTCGGCAAATTCCTCGCGCTCGTCTTCCGGCACGGCCAGAAGCCGCAAAGCATTGGAAATACTGAGATTTTGCAACGTTGACGATTCTGGCACAGCCCCGAAAATGCCGATCTGCGCCGCGCCATATTCATTGAATACCCGCATAAATCTGGTCGCGGTTGCCTGAGAAAACTCCGTGTTTTCCTTCAGCCACGCGCCCCAGCCGCCATACGGGACCATGCTCTTTGCGGCCTCCAGCCGCCGGCCGATCTCGACTCCATAGTAAAGCGTCATGGCCTTTGCCTGCCGGGTCAGCTCGCGGATCTCCGCGCCCAGCTTTTCCGGGGATACCATCAGATTCTGTTCACTCATGCTGCTGCCTCCTTTTTCGTTTTCGCTCCGGCACGTTTCATCCGCCGGACGTGTTCAATCCATCTGTCCACAAATTCCTGCACTTCTTTCGTTGGCGCACAGTTCCGCAGGCCGTGGTTCTGAAGCTCTTTCACTGTTTTCAGTTCCACCTGCAGGGTAAACCACGGCTTGTCCGGCGCGTCCGCGCGGCGGATGAAGAAAATGCAGCTTTCTCCGCGCGCCACGGTCGCGCCGTAGGTTCCGACACAGTGTTGAAGGGCACTGCCCTCGTCGATCAGCTCTTCCTCGGTGCGCACCGGCCGGATGCAGATCCCGCCGTCAGCCCAGGCCCACGCCTCCAGAGGCGCGACGGCCTTCTCAAACGCCGGGCGGCGCTTTTCGATCTCGGCCTGCTTCCTGCGCTTTTCTTCCTCATTCCGCGCGATCCGCTCCGCCTCCACGAGCCGGTCGTGCTCGCGCTTGAGGCTTTTCGGGAGCTGGACGTGCTCATCCCGCAGGTCAAGCCCGGCGCGGCGGGCCATACTCCAGTAGTCTAGCAGCGTTGTGATGTCGGACTTTTGCCGTTCCAGATACCGCAGGCAGCGCATGACGGTCAGCCGGCCGCGCCAGAGCTGCATGCTTTTTCCGCCCACGGCGTCCGGCAGCAATGCTTTTTCGCTGCACAACTTGTTCAGATTGTAGATCTGCAGATTTTTCATCAGGTTCCAGTCCTCCGGCAGCCGTACCGGCTCAAACGCCCGCACCATCTTGTATTTCGCAAGATCGTCCTGCGTCCATTTCTCCCGGACGCAGACCGCAAATTCCTGCTTGTCGAGGCCCAGCATCCGGGCCGGCCGCTTCTGTTTCCAGTCGATCCATTCCAGCTTCGCGCTGGGCCCGCCATATAAGCCATACCTCTGCGCATCCCGCGTGATCGCCTTTGCGACCATGCCCCCGCAGCCCTGCACGATCAGATTCTCGATGTTCCGGTGCTTCTGCCATAGGCGCAGATACGCAACTGGCCGCGCCTCGTCTCCGGCCGCTTTCAGGTATTGGAGCAGAGCCGAATTTTCGATGGTCGTGCCGGAGAGATCTTCCGGCTTGCGGAACCAGTCTTCACCCAGCGTCTTGCCCCATCTGTCGTCACATCGCTTCACCTGCCGCCAGCTGTCAAAGTAACGGATCGTGCTCATGAATTTCTGATAGCCTGTCAGCCGGACGGCCTTTTTCTGCTCAAATACATACGCCTCATACGGCCACATCCGGTAAACTTTCCGCGCGTCCTTGCCAATGTTCCGCTCCGCTCGCCAGCCTAGCAGGACGAATTTCTCTCCCAGCTGCCACGGCTCGCAGAAATAGACGTTGTCGTCGATCCCGGCCCTCGACAGCTGCTCGATGTGCTTTGCCCGAAGCTCCGCGCCGCACTGCGGACAGCGGAATTTGTCTTCCGGGCCGATCTGCATGATGCCCTCCACGAAGCCGAACGGCGCCCAGCCTTTGCCGCAGTCTGCGCCTTTGACTTTTTCCGCGATCCAACTGCCGCCGCAGGCCGTGCAGACCACGGAGACTGCGTTTTCCCGTATGCCAGTCAGCGGATCGCGATAATATGTATCCCGGTAGATCGCGTACTCGGACTTGAATTTCGTTTTGATGCACCAGTCCAGCGCACCCTCGGACGGCTGCCTCGGCAGCAGCTCCTCATAGTCGATCTGTTCGCTCATCCGAAGAAATCCTCCAGATTCACGATGTTTCCGGCCGGTGCAGGAGGCGCGGCAGGCTCCGGCTTCGGCGCGGCCGTCTGTTCCGGCAGGCCGAAGTATTTGCGGATGATCTTTTCCGCCTCCTGGCCGGTGCAGCAGCTGCCGTTTTTCTGCGCGAACGCTCTGATTTCGGCCTCGCAGGCCTTGAGGCTCATGCCGCCGTGCTTCAGATCGTTCAGCACCAGCTTTGCCGCCGCCTCATCCGGCGCGATCATCTCCAGCAGCTGCTCGCCGCACATCCACACCGGGCCGCGCGGCCCCTGCTGCTTGCGGATGATCTCCGTTACCTCTTGCAAATATGGATTTTTCATGCTATACTCTCCTTGTACTTGATTTTCACAGAGAAGCGCAGGCTTCTCCGCCCTCGACCGGTTCCAGCCGGGCGAGGGCATTTTTTATCCGAACATCCTGTCCGGCTGATAGCCGAGCTTGGCCACGCTGGCCGTCTGGTGGTATTCCGGCCGCTTGAAGCTGTAGCCCCAGCGCTTGGCCGCCCAGAACAGGGCCGCCGTTTCATCCGCTGCGTGGACGGTCAGCTGCCGCCCTGCGTAATCCACCACGAAATAGTGCTTGCCGGTATAGCCCGGCTGCTCGACGATATCCGCGCGCCTCGCGGGACGTTCGCCCGGATAGTCGATGCTATTTTGCCGCATAGCTTTTTCCCCTCCTGTCCTTATTTGCCGCCCGCTCAAACTGCCGGGCGGCGGCTCTGTCCGGTTCCAGGCTGATTTTATCCTTGTGATTGACGTCGTAAATGTAATTCCGGATGCTCTCATAGAGCGTCCAGCTGCAGCAGCGTGCGCTGCATCCGGCCTCGCGTCCCGGGCAGTCCTTCGCGCACGGCGGCGGGATCTGCCGCAGGCGCGGCGCGTAGATCTGCGCCGTCATGGCGCTTCGTCCTGCACGCACAGGAGCCAGTACGCCAGCTTTTGCAGCCGTGTCTCCTGCGCGAGCAGCTCATTCGTCGTCTCATGATCGACGCGCGGCATTTCGCACAGGAGCGCCCGGTCATTCTTGAGATCGTCCGCGTAGGCGTTCACCGCCTCGATCACGTCCGCCAGCTGGTCAGGGCGGAAGTCAACCGTGATCTTGCGCTCCTTCACAGGCAGATCCCCGTAAAGAACGTCGTGATCGACACGCCGCCGAGGACGGCGGCAATCTCCACCGCGCGGGCGCAGCCTGCGACGATGCACAGTGCAAAGCCCACGCCCGAGATCCAGATGCACCCCAGCCGCGCCAGCCGCCGCATGGCCTTGCGCGTCTGGTAAGCCTCCCAGATCCGCCGCTGCCGCTCCTCCGTCGCTTCCTCCGGCTCATACCCGAGCCGTTCTGCAAGATTCGTTCTCATGCTCTTTCCTCCTTCGTCTCCTGCATCCGCCTGACGAGACGCGCCAGACGGGCGTTTTGTGTCGTGAGCTTCTGCGCGTCCAGATCCAGGCCCTTTCGCTTCAGCCCGTTTATGATCTGCGCCGCCTGGCACTCACACACCAGCGCCGCTTCAATCAGATCGTGCAGCTCCTGCGCATTCAGCGTCAGGGTGTAGGTCTTTACCTTCGCCATGCGTCAGCCTCCTATCTCTGTACCATCCACCGTGCCAGCTCCGTGAGCGACACCGTGTACTTGTTCCCGATGTGCCGGGCCGGGAACCGCCGGTCGGCCAGCAGCGTCCGCCGGTCGATGCCCAGCGCTGCCTGGCATTCCGTGATCCCGATGGCCGCCCGGCCCGGAAACATATCCGTCAGCAGCTCCAGCTGCGGCCGGTATCCTTCCAGCTCTCTCGGCATTTTCTCACGCCTCCTTCCGTTCCTCCTGCTTGCCTTCCTTCGCCAGCGCCATACCATAGGCGATATCGCTCAGACGCTGCATCTGCGCAGGCGTCAGCTTTTCCGTGCTCTTGTTCAGGCTCTCGATGGCCTGCTTTTCCTTCTCGGACATTTTTTCTCACCTCGCGTTGTTGCGACATTTTGCTGCCACGTTTTGTATTGTGACTACACAATACCACCTTTTGAATGTTTTGTCAATACATTTATGCAGAATTATTTTATGTATTTTGTATTGACAATACATCGCAGCTGTGTATAATATAGTCAAGGGAGGTGATACGGTGACGATCAATGACCGAATCAAGGATATCCGCCGTGGCACAGGCTTGTCGCAGACCGATTTTGCCGAGCGGCTCGGCACGACGCGCGGGGTGATTACAAATTTAGAGGGCGAGAAAACCACGCCGAACGAGCCGTTTATTAAACTGATCTGCCGAGAATTCAACATCGATGAGCATTGGCTGCGCACCGGTGACGGTGAGATGCGGCAGAAGCTGACGCGGAATCAGGAGATCGCGGAGTTTATGGGCGTCGTGATGCACGATCCCGACGACGCGCCGCGCAAGCGGTTTGTATCGATCATCAGCAAACTCAGCGCCGACGAGTGGCAGCTGCTGGCCGAGATCGCAAAAAAAATGGCCGAGGACGAATAACCGTCCCCGGCCTATTTTTTATTCCCGCGCCTATGTGACCAACTTCCGCACGAATCTCCAGATCAGATCCAGATCCGCATCTGTGGCCAGCCGCAGCAGGCGTTTGATCTCTTTCAGCAGCAAATTCCGTTCCATTTCCATAAGTGCCTCCATTCTTCCACAAAAATCTCTTCTATTTTTTGTTTACTATTGCTGTTGAGGTTTTCTTCCATTTGATTTACAATTTAGATAAGATGTTCCTTTTCATCGCACGATTATCATAGAACATCCGTTCTATAATTACAATTATAAGATTTTACAAAATTATCTTATAATAATTGGAGGTTTTGCCATGAGGCAAGCATGGCGCAAGGTTTTGCTTGTGCTGGTCTGCTGCGTACTGGCTGTTGCCGGATGGATTGGGCTTTTGAATCTTGCGGAGGTTGTTTCCGCTGCCCGCTCTTACAGGGCTTCTCCCGCAGAGCTCCGCGCGGCTGCGGATGCCGCTGTGCTTCCTGCCGCAGACCCGGCGTTTTCCGGCAGCGGAGAATATACGGACGCGGAGCAGGCCGAAGCGCAGGCAGAGTATTATGCCAGCATCGGCGGCGACCCGCTCGATGTGGAGCCGCTGGAGCCGATCATCGGTAAATTTGTATCCTATATCCCCGGCACGCTTCCCGCCGAGGCCCCGCAGATCTCCGCCTCGACGAGCGAGAACGTACAGACGTTTATTGTAAATACATCCAGCGGCTATTTCCATCTTGCAAACTGCTACCACGTCCGCCAGATGGACTATGCAAACCGCAGCAGCTACACCGGCACCCGCGCCGAGGCTGCGGCTCTGTATACGCCGTGTAAGGATTGTAATCCGTAGGAGGGTTTATGTACTGTAACAAATGCGGCAAAGAGATCGACGACGAGGCTTTGATATGCCCGCACTGCGGCTGCGGCACCGTGAATTATATCCGCGATCAGGCAAAAGTGGAGGCTCGTGTACAGGCGCAGCCCGCATCTTCGCGGAAGAAACGCTCGACTGCCTTGCTGCTCTGCATCTTCCTCGGCGGTTTCGGCGCGCACCGGTTTTATGTCGGCAAGATCTGGACTGGGCTTCTTTGGCTCTTTACGCTCGGCTTTTGTGGCATTGGCACGCTGGTTGATTTTTGCCGAATCTATGATAACAAATTTCCAGATAATGCAGGCCGCCCGCTCTATGACGAGTATACGGACGGTTTAACGCCCGAGGAATACGAGGAGGCCGTCGCCGGGCCGCGCAAGGTGCGAAAGATCGTGATCGTTGTTGCGCTTGCGCTGTGTGCCGGCTGCTTCTTGGTCCTGCGTGTCATTCCGAGCCTGATGTACGCGCTCGGTTTTTGAGATTCGCCCGCGCCGCTTGCCGAACAACGGCGCGGGCTTTTGCTTGCGCAGGCGACCGGGAGCCGTCTGTAACTTTAGTGTAGCCTGTCCACGGTATACTTGTAAAGATATGGCAGTTGCTTTTTGCAGTCAGACGTCTTGCTTTTTTGGGGGGAATGATATGTTTTGAAGGAAAAATTATCTGATTTATGCCGTGAGCAGAAGCAGACGATCACTCCGCACAAAACAAATCAGGACGTCGCCGAAAATACCGACCTTTCCGTCGGCACCGTCTCCCAGTTCTTTCGCGGCGACATCAAAAATCCGTCTGTTTACACGGTCGGCCCGATCTGCCGGGAGATGGGCGTTTCTATGGATGAGTATTTCGGCATCCCGCATGACGAGCCTGCCGAGCCTGCTGATACTGCCGATGCTGAAAAACTCCGTGCCGAGACCGCGGCGCTTCGTGCGCAGCTTGCCCAGCAGCAGAAATCCCTGCGTATGCACCGGCTCGTGACGCTCATCCTCTTGGGCATTCTTTCGCTGTGTGCCCTTGCGCTTGTGGCCGACGTGCTCAGTCCCTCAATCGGCTGGTTCCGCGGATAAAAAAATAACCGCCCCGGCGTGACTGCCGGAGCGGTATTCTTGGAGGTTTTACGATGCCAATTCCCAAATACTACGTCAGGCCAGACGGCCTGCATGAATCCATCATCACCGTCAACGGCAAGCGCAAAGCGTTTCGCGGCAAGACAGACCGCGAGGTCTGGAATAAGATCAAGGCCTACCGCGCCGAAGCCGAGAAGCCAAAGACCGTCCCATTTTCCGACGTTGCCCACGCCTGGTGGAACGAGATCGAGCCAACGCTTGCGCCGAATTCCCTGCGCAATTACTCCCCCGCCTATGAGCGCGCCGTCGCGCAGTTTGGCCCGGAGGATGTCGCCACGATCACAAGCAAAGAGATCGAGACGTACATCAACCAGTTTGCCAAGACCCACGCAAAGAAGACCGTTATCACCCAGCGCCAGATCATCCGGCAGATCCTGAACAAAGCCCAGCGCGAAGGGCACGTCTCTTTTAACGCTGCGCAAGCCGTACTGCTCCCGAAAAACCTTCCCCAGAAGCGCCGCCACGCGCCGCCCGCAGATCAGATCCAGAAGATCAAGGACAACCTAAACGACGACTTCGGCCTGTTTGCCTTCCTGATCTATTATACCGGCTGCCGCCGCGGCGAGGCCGAGGGCTTGCGCTACGAGGACATTGACCGGGAAATGGGCCGGATCTACATCCGCCGCAGCGTTTACCATACCGGCCCGACGCCCCAGATTAAAGAGCCGAAGACCGCTGCCGGTATCCGCTCTGTCCCGTTACTCCCCGCGCTGGCTGCTGCACTTCCGCAAAAGGAGCACGGCTATATCTTTTCCAACGACGGCGGAAAAAGTCCGCTCCCCGGCTGGTTCGTCACCGACCAATTCGACGCCTACCGCAAGCGCACCGGCGTCACAGTCTCGCCGCACGAGATCCGCCACGGCTACGCGACCGCACTCTATGAATCTGGCGTAGACTTCAAGCTTGCTCAAAAATTCCTCGGCCACGCGCAGCTTTCCACCACCATGGACATCTACACCGATATCCTCGATACCCGCATTGATAAAGTCGCCGCCCAGATGGACGCGGCCTTTTAATTGCACTTTTTCACTGTGTCGGTCACTGTGTTCATACCCGTGTATTTTCGTGCTAGGTTATGCTACCTTTTGCTACCTAACATTTTTCTTCAGAAGTTTTGTTTTCCATCAAATAATCCACATTTTTAATGTTAATTCAATTCAAAATATAACAAATAAGACGCAGGAATTCAAATTCCTGCGTCTATATTCATGGTGGACCTGAAGAGACTCGAACTCTGAAAAAACTACGTATTTTCAATATAAATTTTAAAACTGTGTTTATTCTGTGTTCAATCCTACTTCTGTGCTTTCAGCATTTCGCGATATGCTCGTAATACTCCATCAGCTTGCGCTCCGGGCCGGGGCCGTCTTTATCGATCAAAAACGCCTTTGCCAGTGCGGCGTAGAATTCTGGGCGGTTGAGGCCGAACTCCACCGCGACGGGGTAGTAGTCCGAGTACATCATGTTCATAGTCACACCCCATGCCCAGCGCGGGACCACAGGTGCCTGAATGCCCATGCTCTCGGCAACGGCCGTCGTCTGCTCCATCGTCCAGTGCGGGCCGGTCGAGCCGTCGGCGTTCTGCATGTGCTCGGCCCAGTGTATGGCCGTTTCTCGGTCGAATGCTGCCTCATCCGGTTCGTCTGCGCGGCAGTCCAGCTTTTCCAGCCTGCGGATCGTCTTCGCGTACAAGCCGACTTCCTCCACGCTGCCGAGCGTCACGGGCTTCTCCATGGCCTCGTGCAGCTTCGTGTAAAGTTTTTCGACATATTCTTTCATCGTGTCATGCCTCCTGGATATACCGGTAGAGTTTATCGACGTCATTCTGGTCAAACCGCATATCGCCCAGCAGCGGCACCGATACGGTCAGCTTGTTTTCAAATCTCGGACGTGCCGCGTTATAAAGCTTGTCGAGGTCGATGTTCCCGGCGTCGTCGAAAATCTGCATCATCTTGACCGCCGGATTTTCGCGCAGCGCGAGGATCTTCTCGCGGCTGCCCTCCATGATGAGCGCCAGCATGATCCCGGCCCCGATGCCCTTGCCACCCGGCAGGTGCGGGATGACCTCGTTGTCTGCATAGCGCATCGCGCCGCGCATGGCCTGATCGATGGTTACTGTCATAGACTCCCCTCCGTTTTAAGTCCGGGGCGGCGATTGCCGCCCCTTTTGCTCACTTGCCGCAGCACCCGCACTTCGGGAGCGGATCATAGAGCGTCTGCGCCGTGGTCGCGGTGCCCGTGGTGACGTCTGCGACCTGCTTGGGGTAAAATGTCGCGTTGACGTAGGTCTTCAGCGCGTTGTCGCCGCAGCAGCGCCGCTCGGCCTCCATCTTCACGGCGTCCAGCGCCTCCTTGCGGACGCAATCAACGTCCTGCTTTACGAGCGTAAAGCTGTCCTCGGTGCGCTGGTTGTGGACGGCCTGCTTGCACAGCGCCTCGCGGACGTCCTTGAGCTGCCCGTCGATATAACCGTACATCTCCAGCATTTTCTGGTCGTTGTAGGTGTTGGCCTTGAGCAGCGCGATCTCGCTGTCCTTTGCGGCCAGCTTCTGTTCTCTGTCCAGCTCATAGCGCGAGACGGGCATGTTCTCGCTGCACGTCGGCTCCTGCTGGCGTGCTGCGAGCATGGCGGCGACCGTCATGGCGGGCGTGACCGCCGCAGCGACATCGGCGGCTTCCGATCTTTTGTTCTGGTTGAGGCCGCCCAGCAGATTGCCGAGGCCGCCGTTTGCCAGACTCATCGCAGCTCCGCCGATGCCAAAGCCCAGCGCAGTCCCCGCGAGCCCCTTGCTTGCGTATTCCATAAAAAATACCTCCGGTAAAAGTAAGTAAGCTGGCCAGCTCCTATCCTCAGTCTACCGGATCCCCATTTTTCGCGGGGGACACTTCCGGGGCGTTTGTGTACCATTTGCGGGACATAGAAAAAGCACCCCGTGGGACGATCCCACGGGGTGCTTTGCGTTATGCTCCTGTCAGACGGCGGGCGGTGTTGTAGATGTGCGGCAGGCGGCGGGAGATGGTTTTGCGGTCGATGCCGATTTCACCGGCCGCGTCCAGCTGCGGGAGCCTGCGCACGATATAAAGTCTTACGATCTGCTGATCGATCACGTCCAATAGTCCCTCGTCAGTGACGCGCTCCCAGTCGCTGCGCGTGAGTTTTTCCAGCTCCTTCGGCAGAGCCAGCCGCGCAGTAATGCTTCGTCACTCCCTTCTGCCCGCCGTCCGGCGGAGGGTCACTTTTCCTTGTGCTTCAGCACGGCGATATTGCCCTTGCTGCTGACATCCAGATCCAGCGCTGCGGCCAGATCGCGCACCTTGATATAGTTCGTGCCGTTTTTCAGGATGCGTTCGACGGGGACTTCCTTGCCGTCGATGATCATTTTCGATTTTTCAACCACTTCGTCCACCTCCTTCAAAAGTTTCTGGAACTCCTTCCACTTGTTTTCCGCGATCATCGGAAGCGGGCAGAGCTTTCCTGAAACATCGTAGTGCCGGACGGCGTACTGCACCCCCGGGAGCTTCTTCAAAAGCATCTGGTACAGTCTTGCGGCGTTTTCCTGCGTCGCCTTCGGGATGTAGTATGCCCCAGAGGCGTCTGTGTGGCTCACCATCTCGATAGAAACGGAGTTGTAATTGTTGACCAGGTTTCCGTATTTGCCGCTCCTGCCGTCCCCTACGCTCCATGCGACCGTGTCCAGCGGCACACACTCATAGACGATATTCTTTTCATCTACGCAGTAGTGTGCCGACGCTGCCCGCCCCTCGCTGCCGTTCGCGAAATATCGGGCGTTGCCCAGTGCGGACGCTGACGAACCGGTATTCGCCGTATAGTGGAACACAATCGCCCGGATGGCGGAAAGAGGTCTCTTTCCGCCGATCTTGGACGCGCGGATGGTAGAGTTAATTTGCAGCTCCATGTCTGCCTCCTTATTCCCTTGTGCTGCCGTACAGCTCGTGGTGGAGCTGAAGCACAGCGGCCTCAATCAGCTTGTCGACGGTCTCGACGTCGAATTTAATGCCTTTGCCCGCCAAGAAACTGATAACATAGGCTTTCTTCTTTTCGCCCTCAGACGCCGCGTAAAGCTGCTCCGCCGCCTTGACGCCGATCTCGACGTAGGCCCGGACGGTCTGCAGCTTGTCTGCGTCGATCTTGGTTTTGATCCACGGGATCAGAAATGCCGAGACGAGCGCGCTGATAAGCGCGAGCACTGCCGAGATGATCTGTGTGTAGTCCATAAGTATGCTCCTTTCAGTCCTTCAGCACGATCTCTGCGATGCGTGCTGCCGCTTCCGGGCCGTATTTCTCAGCCCATTTATCCATGTACTTCTGCGCGTACTTCGCGCGGTTTTCATTTTTGGCTTTCCAGAGGTAAAAGCCGCTGTATGCCGTCGCTTCGGCGATGACTGCCAGCGTGATCTCCGTAAGATCAGCGCCCGCAGCGCAGGCGATGATCAGCACCAGGCATACAAGCGCATTCCCGATCAGCCATTTTTTCGATGTTTCCATCAGCCCAGCCCCGCGTGGGCCAGCGCCCAGCCGACGAGGCCCGCGACAATGGCCGTCACGACCGCCGCAACGATAGCGTCCCAGCGCTTGCCGGGCTTTTCCGTCAGGGCCTTGACGTCGGTCTTGATCTCGCGGACATCGGATTCGACGTTCTCCTGCTTGGTTGCCAGCACCTTCACGCTGGCTGTGAGTTCTGTGAGGTTTTTGAGGTCGGACTGCATCTCGTCGATGCGGTGCGAGTTGCTTTTCGCCCGCTGCTCCACCTCGGTCACGCGCTCTTCTGTGGTCATTGGTTTCATTCTCCCTTCTGTATTCACCTTTTCTTGTTTTGCTGTTGATTTTTTATGTGCATGTTCCCCCTCCTCAGAAGCAGAAGCCGAAGGCCACGCCATTAGAGTTGTTGGCTCCACTCGTGTCCGCTTCTGCTGGCTGGTAGGCAGACGTGCCGAAATTCTCTCCGTCGGATTTGTACGGAGACCGCGTCCACCACTTCTGGTAGGAGCCGTTCCGATTTTTGGTGGCTGTGTTTCCGGCCTGATAATAATCGTACCGTGTTCCCTCGCCATCATAGGAAAATCTGTCGGTTCCGAAAACCTCGACCTCGCTCAGCAGGAACAGCTTGTCCGCAGTGGTTTCGATGGTGGCGCTCGTGTTGCCTGCCGACGTCAGCTTGTTCACCTCGCGGATGCCGGTCTGTACCTCCGTCGGCATCAGCGCCAGAATCGCAGGCAGATGCGTTTTGCGCATTGCGCACCCCTTCCATCCGCCTACGTTCGTGTTCGCGGCGTTCATGGCATAGGTCGTTGCATAGCAGTCATGCATCTGGAATGTCAGCGGGGCCGTACCGGAGCCGTCTGCGTACGGGTCGTGGTTCTTGCCGATGATATCGATCTGATAGTCTGTTCCGCCGATGGTCATGGTCTTGCTGTTGCCCACGATCCAGGTGCTCGGAACAGTCCCGGTCTGGCAGGCCTCCGCGATCTGCGCCCAGCTGTTCTCCGCAAATGTATCAGAGAGAATACTTACATCCAGCGTCTGTGTCCCGATCATGATCGACTTCGTTTTGCTGTTGCCGTTCAGCGAAGCCGTCACGCTCCACTCGCCCGCCTCGGAGAGCTCCAGCGTACACGTGCCGTCCGTGCCCGCCGTCCCGCTGACGGTTTTGGAGCCCTTCGTGGCTGTGACCGCAGCGCCTGCGCTCGTCGTGACGATGAGCTGCGGCGTGATGCCGGTCTCGATCGCCTGAATGGCCGACACGAAGCCCGTCGGGTACACCAGCTGCGCAGCCGTGCCGCCCTTCGCGCGGATCGCGTCGGCGACCGCCGTCAGGTCAGCCGTGTTTGTCAGATATTCCGCCATCAGAAGCTCCCTCCATTCGCATTATCGATCGCCGCAATCGCCCACGCACCACTTACCACGCGCAGGAATTTGCCGTTGTCGGATGCCGTCACGGCGGGCACCTCACGGACTGTGACGGCGCCCGTCTGGCCGTTGACGCTCGTGACAGGATAGGGCGGCGGGTTCTGCGCGCTGTACTGCGCCTCGTTGCGCACCTTCCCGAGTCCGACATCCCCCTTGGCGATCTCGACCGCGCCGGTTTTGCCGTTGACGGACGTGACTGGCACATCCGTCAGATAATCCGTGCCGGGCTCCGCGGCACTGACGCCGCCCGCGCCGTCGCCCTTCAGCATGCCGCTCACCGTGATCCTGTTCTGCTTTCCGCTCAGGTCGACCAGCGCAGCCGCGTCTTCCGCGATCTCCTGCTTATCGGCCTGCGTAAAATAGTCCGTTCCCTTGACCGGCGTCTCGCCGGCCGGGCCCTGCGGCCCCTGCGGGCCAGTCGAGCCGGTTTCGCCCTTGGCCCCCTGCTCGCCCGGCGCGCCGGTCTCGCCTTTGGGCCCCCGCTCGCCGGGGTCGCCCTTTGCGCCGTCTGCTCCGGGATCGCCTTTCGCACCAGGATCTCCCTTGTCGCCCTTCTCGCCGCGCGAGGGCTTTCCCGTGTCAGTCGTCCCGAGATACCAGTTCCCGTTCTTGCCGATGCTCGGGGTTATGCCGTCCGTTCCGCTTGCGCCCGCCGGGCCGGTGTCGCCCGGTTCGCCCTTCGGCCCCTGTTCGCCCGGATCTCCCTTGTCGCCCTTTGCGCCCTGCAACGGTCCGTTGTTGACCCACGCATTCGTCACGCCGTCGTAGATGTAAATGTCATAAGGTGCAGCCGCGCCCACGCCGTAGGCGTCTCCGACCTCCGGGTTCTTGACCGACGCCTGCAGCGCGGAGACCGAGCCGTAATAGCCCTTGACCGTAAAGCCCGTTCCCGTATCGCCCTTCGGGCCGGTTGGGCCTGCCGGGCCCTGTGGGCCGGTCTGCCCCTGCGGACCGGTCTTCCCCTGCGGGCCAGTCGCGCCAGTGTCGCCCTTGTCGCCTTTCTCTCCCTTTTCGCCGGGCTCCCCCTTCGGGCCGGTGTCTCCGGTCGCGCCCTTCGGGCCTTCCGCGCCGGTCGCGCCAGTCTCGCCCTTCGGCCCCTGCTCGCCCTGCGGGCCTGTCTCGCCCTTTGGCCCCTGCGAGCCGGTTTCTCCCTTCGGGCCCTGCGCGCCGGTGTCACCCTTCGCGCCGGTGTCTCCCTTCTCGCCCTTGACGGTCTCGACGTTAAAGTCAAATGTCTTCCCGTCCGAAAGTGCGATCGTGTACGTCGCCGTCGTCCCGCTCTGCGATTTCTTCGTGATCGACGTGATGCTCGCGCCTGCCGCGCCGGTGTCGCCCTTTGCTCCCTGCGGGCCGGTCTGCCCCTGCGGGCCCGTCGCGCCGGTCTCGCCCTTCGGCCCCTGCGGTCCCATGACCGAGCCGAGGTCTATCACGCTTCCGTCCGTCAGCGTGAAAATCAGCTTCCCCGCGTCCGTGACCTCCACGGCCTTTACCCCGCGGGAGATCAGCCCGCCGATCGTCACCGTGATCTGATTTGGAATTTCTACCCTCATACCTGCTCCTTACTCCACGAATGCCCGATTCCCGCTCGCCAGCGTCGTCTTGTCGCCGTGCGTGTACCGGATATCGTAGGTGTATTTCCCCTTCTGGAATTTTTCCGTGACCGTCGCGTCGAAGTTCAGCGTGACCTGGTCATTCTCCACCTTCGCAAAGCTGAACGTGTGTACCGTCTGCCGCGTATCGTCCAAAAACTCCACACTTACGCTGTCCGTCTTGCCCATTGTGACGGCCTCTCCGTCCTGGTCCTTCAGGTCGAACCGCAGCACGATCGAGAACGTGTCCCCTTCGTACCACCGCAGCACCCCTTTGTCGATCCTCGGGCTCGGATAAGCCCCCGGAATTGGCGTCGCCATACCGCATCCCTCCTTTTCATCCAGTGTAGCAGACCCCCGCGCCGGATTCACCCCACGCCGCAGCAAAGCCGGGGCTTTCGCCCCGGCTTTCTTGCGTTACTTCGCCTTCTTCGCCTTCTCCGCGTCCTTCACCCATTCGTCAATCGCCTTGGATTTATCCTTCCGGTTGAAGCCCAGCGCCGCGTAGATCTCAAGCAGCTTCTGCTTGAGCTTCGCCCGCTCCGCCTGGGAAGCTGCAAGATACGCTTCCTTGTACGCTCTCGTGATCTGACTGCTGAGAGTCGACGGGCCCTTCCCGTGTTCGAGGTATTCCTTCGCCGCCTCCTTGACGTCTCCGCCCGCCTCGATCGTGTTCAGGAAATCATCGTACATCTTGTAGTCCTTGTCGTCTTCCTTCCGGATCCACTCCCGGTATGTCCAGTACGCATCGTTCTCATCCTCGGCCCAGTCGTTGGCAACCATCCGCTGGATGGCCTTCTCCTGCGTCACGGTCCCGGCGACCGCCGCGTCGCGCAGCTCATCCCGGTTGTGGTCGTCCTCGGCCTCCGCGAGGTACTTCTTCATGAAGTCGATCTTGCCCTGCTCGTCGAGCTTGTCCATCTCCTTCTGCTGGTCCTCGTTGGCGAACACCTGATAGAAATACGTCGTCTTTGCCGTGTCGCTGATGCTGTAGCTTTTCAGCAGCATCTTCTTGTCGTATTCCTTCTCGACGTTCTTGATCGCCTGCACGAACGTATAGGTCTTTCTCTGGTCCTCTCCGCCCTCCGTGATCGCCTGATAGGCTTTCGTCTCCTTGACGCTGAGCGACTGGAACCCGCTCTCCACCCAATCACGGGCAGCCTTGGTAGAGCTCTTGCCGAACAGGATGTTCGATGTCCATGCGCGGATCAGGTCTCCCTTCCTGTCCGTGTACACCGGATACTGCAGCTGTTCTTCGCCGTCTCCGTTCAGCTTATAGCTTCCCTTGTTGACGACGGCCTTTCTGCCCTCGTAGATCTTCTTCGCCTGCCCGCCGCCGAACGGCGGCAGCCAGTACACAGCCGGTGCTTTCAGCGCCTCTGCGACCTTCGGCCATTTCTTATCCCCCGGAATATCCTTATCCAGCAGGTTCAGAATGTTCTCCACATCCGGCATCGTGCTCGCAAACGGCAGACGCCCGCCGCCGAGCAGGCCTCCGATTCCCGGGATCTCCTGCCCAATGCGGACCATCGTGTCCCACGTCGCCGCGCCTGCGCCCTTCGCTTCCTTCTTTGTGACGATTCCGTCCTCTGTCCCGTCGATGGCATCCCACATATTGTTGACCGTGTATCCGGTATAGTTCCCGACCGTCTCTGTGATCATATTGAAGGGATCGAACATCGGCCGCCTGCCGATCATCTTTTCATACCCTTCATTGAAGAACCAGTTGCGAAGCAGATACATGAACATCGTGAACGCCACCGCTGCCACGCCTCTCTTTCTCTGTTCTCTCGGGAGATCCTTGAACAGATAAGAAAACGTATTGTTGACTTCCAGCTGGAACTGCGTGAACATTTTCGTCAGTGGGTTTCTGGATTCAAACAGCGTCGGCTGTGCGCCCTTGCTGCGGTCCGCCATGACGCCTGCGGCAAACTCGTCGGCCTCCTGCATGGCGAATTCCTCGCTCATGCCCCTGCGCAGATTGTCCATATACCGTGCGCGCACAATGACGTTGGCCGAATACATATCGATGACCTCCATCGGCTTCGAGAGCGCAGCGCTCGCATTGTCCACCCAGCCGTTCACGAGCATACTGCTTCCGCGCCTAGATGTCAAAAAATCGCTGCGTTCTTCAAATCCGTCATTCCTGAACGTGTTTGCAGCTGCCTGTGCCCTGGCCTTCATGAGACTGTCCTCATTCAGCTGCGCGGCCGCCTGCTGGATGACGCCGAAGTTCGTCAGCCACGATGCCGGGTTGACCGCCACCATGTTTGCCGCTACGCGCCCCTGCCACTTGTTCAGCAGCCTGTACATGTCCCGGCTCGTCATCTGCTCGATTGGCCGGTCGAGCTCGCTCTTCTTTCCCGCAAGCAAATTGGTGTACTCGTCCAGATTGGCCGCCCAACGGGAAAGCGAATACCGCCCGTTTTTCTGGATATCTTCGACAGACACATCCTTCTGCGCTTCATTCAGGCTTTCGTCCGCTCTGACAGCGTCGATCCGCTCCCGCAGCCCGTCGTCGCCGGTCAGATATCGCGTCTCCGTCGCAAGCGCCCGCAGGTTCTGAATGGAATCCGTGTAGAAGATGACCTTCGCCGCGCCCTCGATGTACTTGTCAAAGCCCTTGACCGCGTCATAGGCCGTCTGGAACCCGGTGCGCTCCAGAGAGTTTCCGAACCATGTAATGCCCGGCTTGAAGCCGCCGGTCCTGCCGTTGATCGTCGTCGGTAGCGCGTCGGAGCCCTGCTCCTGCTTCCCATTTTTCTTCTGCTGCAGGATCCACTGGACGATGCCCTTGACGTCCGTCGGCAGGTCCTCGATGCCAGCGTCAATTCCCATGGCCGCGCCCATCAGATTCAGAATGCCATCCGATGCGCCGACCTGAAAATGTGGGAAATATCCGCTCCGGTAATTGATGGGTGCATACCCGTTTCTCACACGCACTTCATTCATCATCTGGAAGAGCTCGTCATAGATGCCCCGGAATTCCTGCACCGCATTCTCGATCCGCGTCTTGTCAAGATGCGGGCTCGTTTTCCAGAGTTCCTGCACGACCGCATCCCATTCTTGCAGCGTCCGTCCTTCCCTTTCCTTGAGCCGCCCGCGGCTTGCCTCCAGCACACGGATATTGTCCTGCGCCTCTCCAAGGATCTGCACCGCCGCGCTCTCGCTGACCCGGTCACCTCTCACGGCGTGTCGTTTCAGCCCCAGCGCCTCAATCTGGCCCTTCATCCGGTTTTTGAGCCGCGTTTCCTCTGCCGCCGCATGGTGGACGGGGCGGAAATAATGGTCAATGATCCTCTCCGCTGTGTCCGCCTTGAAGATGTCGCGCGCATTGCGCTCCTGTGTCTCGCGCTTATACCAGATCCCGGCCTTCTTATCTTTCGCCTCGCTGATGTTCCCGAGCGTTTTCCTCGCCGTCTCCATCCGCTCCGCCTTGACGCTCTTCCTCCATTCCTGTATCTTGAGCGTCGTCAGGTCGTAATCGGCCTTCGCCTCATAGACCGCAAGGATCCCCTCGGCGTTTTCCATCCCTGTGACCTTCTCCGGCGTAATGTCGCCGCGCAGCAGCCGGTTCACGACCTTTCGGTCCTCCGCCGTCAACAGATACTGCCGGTCTACCCGCTCATAGGCGCGTCTTTGTTCGTTCTGCTGGCTGTACAGCTCCTGCACTTCGTCATAGCTCTTCGGTGCCACGAACGGTTCCATCCGTCTGGCCTGCGCTTCCGCGTACCTCCTTGCAACACGCAGGTCTCCCATCATATCTCTTACGCCGTTTTCATAGTCCTGCTTTGCCGTCTGCTTGTACTCTTCGGCATACCTTCCGGCAGCCCCCTCCGCATTGCTTTTCGCAAGATCCAGCCTGTGTGATCCAGCCAGCAGCGTCAGGATCTGCTCTTCGGTTCCTTTCGCCCCGCGTGGGAAAACCTCCGGCATTGCCCGGCTCATCTCCTGATAGACTGCATTGACCGATCTTCCGCCCTCGTTCACCACATACAGTCGGCCCTTTGTGGTTTTCTTGAATACATCATAGCCTCTGAGTGCCGCCCGTTCCTTCTCGTTCAGCGTGATCGGCGTCTGCCGCAGCTCCTGCGCGAGCGTCTTTGTCTTCTCGTAGAGCTCCTTTTCCAGCTCCACGCCCTTGGCGTACGCTTCGTTAAAGCTCTTGTCGATGGTCGTCGGCTGGATATCTCCTGTCTGCAGATATTCGTTCATCAGGGGCTTTAAGCTGTCCCGGATCTCTGCACTATGGTCTGCAAATGGAAGCCTCGTTTGCCGCTGCAGCGCGGCCGCCAGATTTCTCGCCGCACCGTTCAGATAGTTCTGCGCCTTCTTCGGGATCGTGTCCATCGTGAGGTTTCTGGTTTCTGTCTCCTGCTCCGCCGTCGCATTATCCGTCTCCGCCTGCGCCTCTATGGAAAAATCGGTATTGACTTTCCCGCCATCTTCGCGTATATTGGTACTGGAAGAAGCGAACCCCCGCGGGCCGTTGCTGTTTTCAGCACTAGAGCCCTTTACTTTGGGGCTGGCTTCTTCTTTCATTTGTCCAATATTGTAAATCATGGTTCCGTTTTCGCTGCGTGCTGCCGAGATCGTTACCTCGTAGTATTTCCCGTCGAAGTCTTCAAAATACGCCTTTCTGTACTCCCAGCCCTCCGACGCCATTTCCCCGTGCCGGTTCCCCGCGTCAGCTTTAATCCCACCTTTTCTTTTGGACAGCGTCGCCAGCTCATCTATGTGCGCAGCAGCATTTGTTTTCTTTTCAAATGCACCTTTGCTCATTGTCCGCCCATCGCTTGTGTACTGGCTACTCAATTTCCCTGCAGAAGTCGCCGTGAGAAGCAAGGTCTGTCCATCTGTTCCGATCAGGCTGACGTCTTGCCCTCGGCGGATTTTCCCGTTTATGTAGTCTTCCAGTTGGACGCTCCACGAATCGGCATCGTCTCCAAAGATTACTTGTCGATCTGCCTTGACGTATTGCTTCCCATCCGGCAGCGTCTCAATGCTGTAATCCTCCGGCGGTCCTCTTGGGCTGGCCGGTTTTTCTGCGCTTTTTTCAGCCTGCCGGGTCTGCCATACGGCATCTGCCGCCTGTTTGCTCGCCTCACCGAAACGCTCCAGCCCTGCATAAGCGTCCGCGCAGACCTCTCCGACATACCGGTCGATCTCATCCTCTCCATAGCACCCCTCATATGCTTCCGCATATCGAAGAGCCAGCGCCTGCAAGCCCTCATCGCCCAGCTCCGACGCGATCTGCGCACGTACTGCTTCCAGAACGCCCGGCGCATCTTCCACTATCTTGTGGAACGCCTCGTGCCGCGCGATCTGCTCGACGGTAAATGCTCTGTCATTCGCGCACACCCAGACGCTGCTGCCCGTCCGCATACCGTTCGCATACCGTACCACCTGCGCCTTCTGGTTGACGACGCCGATCTTCCCAATGAAGAAATGGATATCCTCGTATCCCGCCTTCCGCAGCTCCGCGTCTGCCTGGTCGATCGATTTTGTCCAGAATTTCTTCGGGACCTCCTGCAGGCTCTTCTCCGCCGCTCCCTTCTCGACGCCGATATCCTGCCCGCTCAGGTACGGCTGCTTCGCAGCGCGGACGCGATTTTCGAGCTCAATTCTTTCCGCGAGGCGGCTCCGCTCGCTTTGTCCCTTTGCTGTCTGGCCTGCGCTTTCTGCCACTGCCCCACCCGATCTTCCGGTATCCATACTCGCATCCCGTTTGCCGCCGTCATCAGCAGCCGTCTGCCTTGCTTCTCCATTTCCGTTTCCCTTTCCGGCGTTCCACGCCTGTTCTGTGATTCCTCTCTGGACGCCCTGCGCGGCCTTCTGCGCCGTGTTGAGGCTCAGTCCATCCCTGCCCGCCTGATACGCCGCATGCACCGCGTCGGCGTACTCCGCTGCGCTCAGCGGCCCCAGATTCTTATTCCTGTATTCCGCATAATGCTCCGGCAGCGCATTCCCGAGTGTCTGCGGCAGGCCGTATTGCACAGCTGCCTTTGCCAGCGCCGCCCGGTCACTCTTTGCCTCCGCCCGGCGCAGCTCCGCGTCTGCCTGTTCCTGCTGCGTCCGCAGCCGCTCGACCGCCGTCGCGGCATCCTTCTTGTCCCGTGCGTCCTGTCTCGTCTTCTCGGCCTCTACATGCGCGGCCTCCACCCGGTTCACAGCCTCGTCGCTGTCCAGCGTGTTCAGCGCCGCTTCCGCCTCCGCGTGGCTGATCTCCCCGGCTTCCTCTGCTGCGTAGACCGCACTGCGCTCGTCGCTGACGTCAAACTGCGTTCCGCGTTCCGCATACGGATCCGCGTTGCCGGTCTCATATCGGCCCTGCGTTGCCTCTCGGAATACCGCCTGATTCCGTTCCCCCTCTTCGGTTGCCTCCCGGAACCGCTGGAACGTCCGTTCCTGCGCCTCGGCCTGCGCCTGCTCCTGTCGGGCCTGTTCCTGCAGCTGCTCGAGCCTGGTCAGCGTCTCCGGCACGCGCGGCTCCTGCCCTTCGTCCACGGCCGCCTGCTGCTCCTTCGCAACCTCGCGCAGCGTGTTCTCCACGGCCTTCTGCGTCACCTCGCCGCCATCGTCCACGGTCTGCTGCAGTTCCTCGGCCAGCTGGTGCGCCCGTGTTCCTTCCTCCTGCGCCATGCCATAGTCGATGACGTCCTGCACTTCGCCCGCCTCGATGACTGCTCTGGCCGTCTGCGTTACGTTTGCTTCCAAAATCACGCGGTTCACGCCCGCATACGTCCCGGACATGGCAAGGCCGGACAGGCCGCCCGCAAGGAACGAAAGGCTGTCTTCTTTTGCGAAGTCTCCAACCATCGCCGCCAGCGCCTGCGCAGGCGTCTTGCCGTCCGCAATGTAAGCCGCGTAGGCAGACATGACCTCACCCCGGTCATGCTTCGCTACCACATCATACGCGCGGTTGAGCCAGTTGGACGCGATTTCTTCCGCGCCTTCCGACGCAAACGACCGCAGCGCCTTCTTCCACACGGCCTTTCCGCTCAGCATGTTCTCGATGATATCGCCCACGGAGTATTTTTCCGTAATGCCCTCGATTGCGCCCTCGACAATGCCGTCGATCAAGGCTTCCTGATTGGACTTCCCGTTCTGGATCCCCTCATACACGGAGTCTGCCGCAACCTGCGAGCCCATCACCCAGTTCATCGTCTCCGCGACCGCGTCCTTCGCCCCCGCACCGGCCACGCCGCCGAAGGTTCCCACGAGCCCCGTCGAGACCGCCATGTTGACCGCGCTGTCCAGTGCCGACGTGCCTGCCTGATACAAAAACTGCCATCCAGGATCCATGTTCTGCATGACGCTCCCCCGGATCCCGGAAGACAGCCGCGTCGCGTTGTATGCGGGGCTGTATACGTTCGTCGGCATATCCTCGTTCTGATATCCGCCCGCCCAGCTTGGCAGCACGCCGCGCAGCGATTCCACATTGCCCAGCGCCTTCGCCGGTGCTGCCACCGCCGAGAAAAGCGTTCCCATGATCGGCGTCTGCTGCCCGATCTGTCGCGCCGCCTCATCAAGCTTCTGCGCGTTCTCATAGTCGTCCAGCACCTTCTGCCATTCTGCAAGCTGTTTTAGCTTCTCGTCGTCATAGCCCTTCTCGTTCAGCGCCTTCTTCGCGTCGTATTTTGCATACGCCCGCACCTGATACCCGTTCAGTTCCTTCCCGCGGTACTGCCGGAGCAGATTCTGGTCTTCCTCGCTCAGGTCTCCGATCGCCTCCTGCGCCCGGGCCAGCACGCTCTGGCTGTCGACCTGCGCCTTGCGCTCCTTCAGCGCGTCGATCTCGTTCTGCAGCTGCGTCACGCTCTTTCCGTTTTCAGACAAACCCGTCCCGGAAAAGTGCGTGTCCGCCTGCTCGACCTCGCGATTGTAGATCTCGCCCTCCAGCAGCTTCGACGTCCGCCGCATGCCGCGCACCTGATCCCGCTCCACGGTTTTCATCGCCCGCGCATGTGCGGCCGCCTTGTTCACATCTTCGGCCTGACTTTTGACTGACGGTCGGAACGTCAGCGCCGCGCTCTGCTGTTGAAGTGCCAGCGTCCCAAGCTTCAGCCCCTGCGCCGCCTCCACGCCGCGCAGATAATTCTGGTACGTGCCGTACTGCGTCTGCATCGCGGAAGACCGTCCGTATTCCTGCTCTGATACCTTCCCGCCGGTCTCCGCCCCCGCATTCTCCGTCTTCTTCTGTCCGCTCGCCCGGCCCTTCAGCGCGGCCCCCAGCTCGATCTGCGCAAGCTCCGCCTCCCGCACGGCGTTCTGGTATGCCATAAACGCTGCATACTGCTTATGCAGCGGATCGTCTACGGTCGTCTGCGTGCTCTGCGCGTTCTTCCCGTAGTCCGGGTTCGGCAGGCCGTACTTGCTCGCGATCTGGATCTGCTTCTGGTCAAGCCGGATCCTGCCGCCGCGATAGGCGGAGGGAGCCTGCTGTGTGCCGGCTCCCTGTCCGCTGCGGATGCCTTCTGCGATCCGCTTCTGTTCGTCTGTCAGTGTGATTCTTCCCATGTCTTCCTCCGTTATCGCTGCCGCTGGTATGTCGCGCCGTAGTATTCCAGATACGCCTTGAAGGTATTGGCCTCCAGCGCATTGTAACCCTTGCTGTTGAGGTAATTGTCCAGCGTCCGGCTGTCAAGATATACGGTTCTGCCCGTTCCTCTGACGCCATCTTTCGAGTTTTTAAGCGTTGCGCTGCTCATCTTGTCCATATAGGCTTTTGCCGCCTTTGCAAGCGTTTCGTTCTTCTTGTCCGTCAGGCCGCTGCTGCTCGTTTTTCCTCCGCCGCCTCCGCCGCCGGATTTCTTCGCTGCCGCCTGCTCCGCTGCCAGCGCCTGCAAATATGCCGCGTTCTCGTTGTTCGCCTTCTGCGCCCAGTAGCTCAGCATCGTTTCCCACTGGCTCTGATCCAGAGACCGCTCCGAGTTGTACGCGCTCCGCGCATCCGAAAGATCCGAATAATAATCGCTGACCGTATCGCGGTACCGGCCATAGTCCGTGTCCTCCCGGCCCTTGACGAGACTGTACTGGTTATAAAGATCCGTCCCCTCATCCTGATACCGCTGATACGCCTGCTGCTGCAGCTGCGGCACGATGTCGTTGAGCTTCTGCAGATACGCATTGTACGCCTGCTGGCCCACCTGCTCGCCGTAGGTCGAGCCGTAGCCGCCCGTCAGCGCCGCCGCCTGCCCCATCGTGTCCTGCATCGCGAGCCGCCCAAGCCTCTGGTACTGCTCCCTGTACTGCTGGTACAGTGGATCCGTCCCCATGTCATAGCTGAATTTCTTCCGGTTCCGGATCTGGTCATACAGGCTCGTCAGCTCATCGTCCCAGCGCGACTGGTACGCGCCCGGTTTGCTTCCCTTGACCTGTTCCAGATATGCCTGCGCCGCCTGCACGCTGCCCGACGGCGTGTACCCGCTCTCCAGCCCGTTCAGCTTATTCCTTGTGTAATCCGAGACACCCGCCGTTGTATACTGGCTGTTCCGTGTCTGATAGCTTCCGCCGTAATTGCGCGTGGTCTGCCCCTTGTTCACCAGCTGCGACTGATAGCTGCCGTCCGCGTTCACGCCCGTGATGCGGTACGTGCCGCCTCCGGTCACGACCTCGTCTCCCGCCGAAAGCCCGGCCGGGGCCCGGCCTCCTGCCTCTACTCTGTATACGCTCATGTCCTCACCGCCTTAAAGCTTGAAATGCGTCGCGTACTGCTTCGGCATGTACGCCTGGTTGTAAGCGTTGAAGTACCCTTGATAGTAGCTGTTGTACTTCGCCGCCTCGTTTGCATACTTCGTCGTCTCCCCGTTGGCGTCGCAGATCTTCATCCCCAGATACCAGCGGTAAATTTCATCATACGGCCACGGGATCAGCAGCTCCGTCTCCAGATCCACGCCCTCCCCGTAGCCCGTGAACGGTTCCGGTTCCTTCTCGTGCTCGTGCGTGCAGATGATATCCCGATACACGATCCCGTCCAGCTCCGACAGCCACCGCACCTTATCCGGCGTCTCATACTGGTTCGGCAGTAACCGGTCGACCGTCTCAATTGCTTCTCTGATCTTCATAGTCCCCTCCTTACCAAAAGAAGGGGCATTTCTGCCCCTTCCTCTGCTTCATGCCGTCATGGGCATTCACTTGTCAGTTGTCCGCCTGTGCGCGTCGGAAGGCCTCTTCCTCCGCCATCCGCGCATTCATCAGAACCTCATACACCGGCAGCGGAACCTGCACGTCCTTGCCCTTCGGCACCATGAACGTCCGTCCGTTTACGCACACGAACCGGCTCTGTTCCTCGCTTTCCTGCCCGCGGGGCAGGAAGATGGTCTTCTTCACGTCCCACGGATTGACCTCTGCGGCTTCCTCAGCCGTTTTCTTTACTGCTTCTGCCATGGCTGTTTGCTCCTTCCTCAGTTGGCCTCGTCGCTGTCAGAATACGCGCTGCAGCTCTCCACGCGAACCATTCTGTCCTCATAGACGATCTTCGTCGCCATCTCCGCCTTGTAGCCGACCGTCGAGAACTGATTCAGCGGGCCGCCGATCGCATCCTTGCTCTTGACGATCATCTCCAGATTGCCGCCCTCCGGGTCGATCATGCGGTACGCTTCCTCGCCAAGGAACAGCGTTGCGTACACGCTGTAATAGACCGCCGGGTTGCCGTCCGAGGCTGCCGTCTTGACCGGGCATGTCGAGTTGTTGAAGACCTTCGCCTCCGTTGTCTCCACGAAGCGCACGCCGTGCAGCTCGCCGATCTCGCCGTTGAACAACTCCGTAACGGCTGCATACTTATGCGCCTCGATCCACTCCTTGCTCGACCGCAGATCATACGCGACAGACGGATGGATGATCGCGACATACTTGCCGTTGATCTTCCGCGCCTTGAGCTTCTTCAGCGTCGTCACGGCCTTGTTGACCTCATCCGGCGTCAGAAGCGCCGTCTTGTCAAGGCCGGAACGGCCCGTGACCGCCGTATGCGCGCCCGCGCTCGACACCTTGTCGCAGTACTGCACGTTCGAGCCTGCCACAATGGTATCGCGCACGCGCTTGTCGATGGATGTACCGGCAGAAGCGCCGAGCTCCTCCGTTGCGCCCAGAATGACGTTATCCAGCGCGTGCAGCTCCAGCTGATCGGAAACGCTCACATACGTACCGATCTGCTTGATGCTGGCCGTCATGCTCGTCTGGCCCATCTTCTGGCCGGTCGGGATGACGCCTTCGGTCAGCTCGTCTGCATCCTTCAGCGTGTTCCACTTGCGCCACTCCACAGTCTTGCCGTGGTTGCGCGGCAGCGCCTGCTTGCCCGCAAACTGCGCGTGCACCAGCTCGGGCCGCGCGTTCTCCAGCAGCTGCGTGTCGTAGAACGTCTTCATGGTCGGCGACAGCGTGTCGTTGCCGCTGAATTCCGTGGTCGCGCCAGTGCCTGCGTTTACATAGTTGCCCGTCGCATTGACAAGCGTACCGGCGTCAGCAAAAAACTGAAATCCGACTTTGGATTTGAACATGATTTCCTATCTCCTTTCTCAGGGGATCACTCGCTCCCCTCTTGCCGCGCGGCGGCGCATATCCTCCACCTCCGCGCGTGTCCATTTTGTTTTCATCGGGACGTTCTCTCCGCCCGCGGCGCCGGAACCGATCTCCTGCGGTCTGGCTCCCTGCGCCTGAATGGTACGCACCAGATTGTCCCGCGTCTGGTTCGCGACCGCCTGCGTTCTCGCCGCCTCGATCTCCGCCTGATGCAGAACCTCAAAGGCCGTCTTCACCGGGACGCCCGCTCCAAGCAGTCTTGCAAAATCCGGATTCTGCATTTCCGTCTCGAAGTCCGCGCCGTACCGCGCCGCTACATCCCGCTCGAAGTCCGCCTGGATCCCCGCGAATGCCTCGCGCATCTGGTATTCCTGCAGCTGCCGCTTCATGGCCGTGTTCTCTGCGCGTCCGGCGTACTCCTTTTTGAGGTCGTCCGCCGACATTCCCCGCTCCACGGCCTCCGCGCTGTAAAGCCGCTCGTCAGCGGAAAAGCGCTGTGCCAGTGCCGCGAAGTCCGTCTTCCGCGGATCCGACGTGTCGATCCCATAGAGCGCGCCCAGCTGGTCGATGATCGGAGCCATGGCCTCCGCCTGCCCCTTGTACTGGTTCAGCCCGCGCACCCGCTGCCTGACTGCTTTCTGCATGGCGGCGTCGAAATCCTTCTTAAACCGGCCCTGAATCAGGCTGTCAAACGTTTCTTCCTGCTGTGTACCCTGTCCCTGAGCGTCCGGGACGTTGGCCGGCTGCTGCTGCACCTGCGCCTGTGCGGCTGCCTCCTGCCCGCTCTGCTGACCGGCGGCGTCAGCTGCGTTCGTCTGAACGCTTACGCCCGTGAATTCGCCTTCCATGCTATAAATTCCTTTCTGGCGTTTATTCTAAAATCATCGTAGCACAAACTTTTCCCAACTTCACCCCACGCGGATCAAGTCGGCTGTGTGCTTTCTTCCGACTTTTTGCGCGCATTCTCCACGATCTTCGGCTCCTGCGCCTCGCCCGTGCTGATCTCCGGCTTCTCCGCTGTCGCGGCGCTCGCCTGCGGGACGGTCTGTCCGCCCTCCTGCAGGATCTGCTGCGCAAGTTTTTCGCCGAGTACAGGATCATACCTGTCTGCCACGGCCAGCGCCATCTGCTGCCACTGGATGAGCCGTTCCTGCAGGTCCGCGTTCTCCTGGATTTTCTGGATGATCGAGTCTTTCCCGTCGAAGTCCATCATGTCCAGTGTCGCCAGCGCCTGATCCACCATCTGCGGATTGAAGAATCCCAGTTGGAAGAATTGCAGCGCAAGCTCGTTCTGCGCCATGGACGTGTACTCGCTTGCCTTCTGCGCCGAAACCTCAATGTCGAAGACCGGTTTCCGCAGTCCGTCCGGCTGTCCGTTCGCGCCGTAGAGCGTCTGCGGCTGCAAGCCCTGATTGCTGTACTGCACAAACTGTTCCGCCCCGCGCTGCCCGACGATCCGGAACTGCCGCGGCAGATCATAAAACTGCCGGATGCGCTCAATGACCATCCGGATCATCCGCGCATACGCCCGGTATGCCGACTTCGTGGAGTCCTTGCTGCTCCTGCCGGACGCCTCCTGCAAGGCCGCAATGGCCGATGCTGCCGTCACGCCCGAGTTTGTCGCGCCGTTGTTGACGTCCGTGTTTCCCGTCGTCCACTTGAGCTCTTCAATTTTGTTCTGCAAGATCGCAATGTAATTGCTGTTGAGCATGTTTACCTGGATCGGCACCAGACTGTCCTGCCCCAGATTCCCGTCCACATGCACGAACGGTTTCGTCCAGTCCGCGAACTCCTGCTCGTTGACCGACCCGTCCGACCGCTTGAACCACCGCGGCGTCGTCGTCATGATCGCGTTCTTCACGATCGCCTGGTTCATCCGGTCGATCTGCTCCTGTGTCGACTTGCCGATGTCGATATAGCCGTACCCCGCAATGCTTCCCTCCACCGGAAACAGCGCGTCGACTACAAACGGGTATTCTCCGTCGTCATACAGTCCCGACTCCGCCATCGGCCGCCCGACCGGCTGCTGCACGATGCTTCCGTCCGGCATGGTCAGCGTGTCATATTTCTGCTCCGTGTCGTTCTCCGTCGACTGCAAGACCGTATCGCCCACCAGCTTTGCGAAATGCAGCACCTGTCGTCCGTTCTGATATTTCTTGTAGTACCAGTCGACTACCATGGATTTCCCGTCAAAGCTGATCACATCGTCCGTGTTGTACTTCTGCTGCAGCTGCGCGCTGGAATTAAGCTTCCCCTCCAGCTCCGGGTACTTCGCGAGCAGCAGATCGTTGTCCACCATTTCCGTCAGGAAAATGTTCTTCGACTTCTGGATATCCCGCACCCCCGGCTCCCAGAAGAACGACAGAATATCTACCGGCTGCACCGAGATATCCCCGAGCCCATTGAGCTTTGAAGAATCCCACTTCACATGCCAGATGAGCGTACCCTGCTTCAGCTTCGTCCATTGGCTGTCGGAATAGACCTCCTCGAAGTCGTTCTGTTCCAGGATGACCGGCAGCACCGAAGAGAGCTTCGCCGCCTCTTCCCGGTCGTCCGGCTCCCGCGGGCGGATAGCCGGGGCCGGATAGGCCGCGATCGCGTCCGCGTGCTTTCCCATGATGACGTTGAAGAGCCATGCCGACGTCCACTTGTCGTCCTCCGGGTTCCCTTTCTGGATCCGCTGCCAGCTGCGCATGCGCCACCAGTCCTCCGACGCGATCACGCGCGCTTCCAGCGCGCTCTTTCCCTGCCGGTATTTCTGCAGCGTGTCAATGGCCTGCCGGGCCTGTTCCTCCCCGATGGGCTTGCGCGCCGTCTGCCCGCTCGCCTGCTCATTCTGCATGCTCGGTTGCATCTGTGTCTGCATGCTCTGTGTCCTCCTTCCGCATGTCCTCCGCTGTCAGCTTCTCGATCTCATGCCGGATCCCGTCCAGCACGAGCCCCACCACGACCGGCGGCAGCCCCGCCCGGTTGATGTCCTTCACCAGCTGCCCCCGCAGCTGCACGATTGCCTTTGTAATGTTCATGGTTCCTCCTTGTCTATCCGTTATAACTGCTGATTGCCCGGTTGAGCGCTTCCTTGAGCGCGGAATAGCTGTTTGCAAAGTACGCCGCTTCCACCCTCGTTCCCGTCGATACCGTGCTGACGCTCCCCGCGCCCGGTAAATTCCCGATGGCGTTTGCCGCCTCGTTGAAAATAGCCGCCGTGATCGTCTGCCCGGCATAGGCTGTCGTGAAGGAAACGCTCCCGTACCCGCGTGCAGCCCGAACCTCGTTGATCTTCGCCGTCAGCCGGTTCCAGCTTGCCGCTGTCAGATACGCGACAGCCTTCCCCGCTTGGATATACGCCGCATCATCGCCCGTCCACGCGAACAGCGCGATCTGCGCCTTCGTCTCTCCGGATACGGTGTTGGATGTCTTCGAGTCCGTCCCGGCCTTGTTGACGATCCAGAAATAATACGTCGTGCCCGGATCCAGCCCCGAGACCGTCACCGGTGAGCTCCCGATCGACTGCGAGCTGATGGCCGTATAGCTTGTCTTCCCCCAATAGAGCGTCCAGCTGCCGTACCCGCCGCCATTCTTATCCCACGTGACCGTCGCCGTGTCCTTCGTCAGCGTGACCTTGCTGATAACCGGTGCGACCGCCGCGATCTTCGTCTTGTAGTACACGCGCACGGCCTGCCCGCTCGTGATGGGGATCGTCTCCGTCGCCGCGTGATTTGTCGCATACCCTTCGGACGCGAGCCGGAAATACTGGAATTCATACTCCTGCGAATACGTCTGGTACTGCGTGCCGGACATAGACAGGAAAAACGTATTCCCGATCGTGCCGGAGACGGACCCGTCTGCCAGCGTGTTCTGCCCGTCCAGATAGTTGTAGATCGGGACCGTCGTGGTCTTGCTCTGGTAGTAGACCTTGACGGTCTGCCCTTCCTGGATGGGGATCGGATAGCTCGCGTCGTGCTCCGTGTTGTAATTCTGCGACGACAGCCGGAAATACAGGAAATTATACTGCTGCGAGTACGTCCGGTACTGCGTGCCGGACGCCGAGATGTAAAACGTATCCCCGATGCCGCCTTTGAATGACCCGCTCGTCAGCTGCGTCAGGTTATCCAGGTAGTTGAGGATGCTGACCGTCGCCTGCGAGGTCGACTGCGCCAGCGTCCGCACGCTGATCGGCCCGACCTCTGCGACCAGCCCGTTCGTGCTGCTGTTGTAGATCCGCACACGGCAGATATACAGCGTGTCCGGCGTCAGCCCGGTAATGATCCTGCTGGCCGTCGTTGTGCCCGCAGCCGAGTCCGTCACAGTCGCCATGACCTGCCCCGCGAGGATATATTCGTATCTGCGTATGTACTTCGTATCGCTCGACATGCCGGATACTGTAAGCGTGATACTCGTCGGCGTACCCGACGCGCCTGTCAGCGTTGCCATTCAGCCAGCCCCCTTATCCGAAGACCGGCGTGATGCCGGTGATGCCGCCTGACGCAGAGAAGCCAATGCTCCCGTCTGCCCGGATCTGCATGCTCGCCGTCCCGGCAGCATTCTGCAAAAACACAGCGCCGCTCGTCGACCGGATGCGCACCGCCGGGCCGGACAGGTCGACCGCATAGGCCGCCGAGCTGGAGGACGTAAACTGCAGACTGCCTTCCGCGCCGCCGATCGTGCCGTTGGAGAAATTCGTCCCTGCGATTTCCAGACCGTCTGCGATGATGTTGATCTCATCCATGATCTGCTTGAGCTTCGTCTGGATGCTCGTGCCGTCGAGCTTCAGGTCTGTCGCGTTGATCGTTCCGCCGATCTCAGCCCCCGTGCACGTCAGCTTGCCGTTCGCGTCGACCTTGAATTTGTCCCTGATGGAAAGCCCGCTCGTGCCGAAGTACATGCTCGCGCTGCCCCCAAATTCATTGGCCGTGCGGAAAATGCTGCTCTCCGAGATCGTCCACGGGCCAAACGTCGAATCCGCCGCCGCCGTGATCGTCCCGGACAGCACCGCATTGTACGCTTCCAGCGTCCCGGACGGGAAGTGCAGCTTCTTTTCCGACAGATACGCGACTTCCTTTCCGTCCTGCCAGAAGCCGATCCTGTCCGGTGTCACGGTCAGAAGCTCGTTTTTCGTCCGGTCGAGGACATTCTCCCCGCCGTCCGTCACCGTCGTCTCGATGTTGCCCACGCCCACGCCGTACACCGGCGTCACGTCGTTATAATACAGCAGCCCCGTCTTGATGTACTGCTGACTATTGACGGAAAACGCATTGTTGACGCCCGCCGTGTAATCATACAGCTGCCTGATGCCGACGGAGTTTCCCTCGATCGTCAGCTGCGTCTTCTCCAGATACTTCCCGAAATCCGATATCGCCACATAGCTGCCGGACAGCTTCGTCGACCACGTTTCCGAGTTTGCCGCCGCGAAATCCGCCGTCTTGATGATGAGGGATTTCAAGGCCGCATAGCCCGAAAGCGCAGTCTTCTTTTCCGCCTCCGGCAGGCTGTCCGCGTCAATGGCCTGCGCGATCTCCTGCAGCGCCGCCTGCGCCGACCAGTCGGCGAGGTTCAGTTGCTCCGTCACAGAGCACAGATACCGCCGCATGCTCTCCAGCTGCTCCTGCGTCGTCTTCCCCGCGATGGACGGGTATGCAAGTGTCAGACTGCCCATGTCCTCTGCACCTCCTCCCGTGCGTTGTAGGGGCCGATGCCCACATCGGCCCGGCAGAATGCACGTCCGAAACGAAAAACGCTACGGCGAATTCGATGGTTCCCATTGGGCCGATGTGGGCATCGGCCCCTACAAAATGCGCTACGCATCGCTTCCCGCCTCCTCGTCGAAATCGCCTGCATATCCTTCGCCCTGCCGCAAGCGGCAGGTCTCATCCATTCCGGCTTTTCTCCTCTCCCTGACAGGCCACCGCCTGTCAGGGTTTTGTTTCTTTGCTTCAAGCATCGCTCCCAGCCTCCAGAACCCGTGCCAGACTGAACAGCTTCATCTCGCCCTTCCCTGTCAGCCGGAACTTCAGATGGTCGCACCGCGCGGGCCGGATGGGCAGCAGGAACGTCCGCAGCCCCCGGCCCTCAAGGTGCCCGCAGTGCCGCCAGACGCCATCGGAATCGTACTGCACCCAGAAGTCGACGCTCGACCCCTTCGGCAGCTGCATCCGCAGGTTGATCCGGGACACATACTTTTTCCCAACCAGCCCATACGTCATGATCCCCGTCTCCGCCATCCAGCCGACCGGGGCTTCCAGCGTCCCAACGCTGCCGTACACGGTTTTGAGCGTTCCGTCCTCGAGAAAATACAGCTCATCGTCCACCCGCGCGAAGTCCTCCGCGTGCGTGCTGTCCTCCTTGTGCCACAGGCCCTTTCGCGTGTCATAGACAAACAGTGTCCAGCTGTGCGCCTCATCCTCCATGCTGATGAAGTATTTCCCTCGCACCCCGCCCGCGACGGCATTGTAATACAGCTTCGTCCCAAAGCAGCTGCCGATCTCCTGCGGCAGGCTCCCGTCGTACACGCACACGCCCATGCGCGACTTGTAATACAGCCGGTCGTCCACCACAACGAGGCTCTTGCCTGACCCGTTCTGCACGCCCGCACACTTCTGCACGACCACCTGATGCGCCCCCGTCGCCGACGGATACACCCGGTGGAAGCAGTCCTCCTTGAAAAACACTGGACTGTCGGCCAGCGTTGCCGCGCCCGTCCACCTTCCGTCCGTGCCGCAGCTCGCGCGCCACGAATCCGTCGCCACGCCCTGGTAGCACTCCCAGTTCCGAAAATCGCCCAGCTTGCAGCAGTAGATCTCGTTCACGGTCTCGCCGTCCACCACGCCGTACTTGCATCCCCACAGCCGGTTCCCGCTCTCGGTGATGAAGTCCATGCTTGGGACCTTCCGCGCCGTCTTCACGGTCCCGCTCGTCACCTTCGTCGTCTCGTCGACGAGGCCGACGATCACGAGGTAGCTCTCGCCCACATCGTAGAGGATCTGGCTGCCGTTGAGCTTTTCGACCTGCTCGTTCCCGGTCAGCCCCGAAAGCCGGATGCCGTCGTATTGCTTAAAGCCCTTCCCGATGCCGTTCGCGGAAAGCTTCAGATACACCGTCGGTACGGATACCCACTGGCTCGTCGCCTCCGCCCACTGCTTGAGCGTGTGGAGCTTGCCGGACGTGTCCAGCCAGTACTGCCCGTTCGACGGGCTTTCCGGCTGCGATGCCTGCGAATAACTGACCGTCAGCGCCGACCCATCGACCAGGCAGAGGGAAATTTCCACGTTCGAGCTCGCCGCGTCGACCACGTTCTCCTGCCCCATGTAGCCGTTGTCGGAGTATTTTTCCGTGTTGAGGTAGATCCCGTCCGGGAAGATGCACAGATACGCGCCCATGGAAACGAGCTGTTTTTCCCCCGCCTTGATGCTGACCGACGGCATATAGCTCTCCATCGAAGCGCCGTTAATGTAAAGCACCTGGTTCTGCACCCAGCACAGCGCGTCCTTTGCAAGGATCCCCTGCACACCGGAGACTGCCTGCGCCGTCCCCCGCCGCCCCCGCGGCGAAAGCAGCGGATAGTTATCCGACGTCAGGTTCTCCATGTCGTAAAACGCCCCGTCTGTCGGTTCGAGGTTGTGATCGTATCCAAGGAAGACCTCCGTCATCATGGTCTGCTTCTCGATCTCTGTCAATTGTGGTGCCAGCATAGCCTTACCTCCGTTTCATCATGTCCAGCGGGTCAAAGAGGATCCGCTGCTCTTTCACGGCCCGGATCGGCTTGATCGGCCGCGACATGCAGAAATACCTCCATTCGTCCGCGACGTGGTCTTCCATTGTCGTATCCAGATCCTCCACCTTGTGCTCGTCGTAGATGAGCAGCGGGATCGTCCGGATGAACGCCCTGCATGTGTTGAAGACATACATGCGCGGATATCCATCCCCGTCAAATTGCAGCCGATAGTGGCACTGCATCCACCCCGCGATACGTTCGTTGTCACCCTTCACGAAGTACACGCCGTACCGCGCCGCCGTCTGCGCCACGCTCTCCCCGCGCGAAGCGTCCCAGATCGCCGGATCCGCCACGCCCGCGATCTCCCGGCCCTTGAGCCACGGATGCTCCGTCTCGATGCGCCGGATCTCGGCAAACTGCCGGTCCGGCGTCCACTTGACGCCCTCGTTCGGTGTCTGCGTGCATCCATACAGTTCCATGATGCGGTAGATCACACCGTCATAGTCGACCGCCCACCACGCGCAGGAAAACGGCTTTCCATAGCCAAAGTCATAGCTCCGGCAGATCGTCCATCCCTCCGGGATCTCAAACGGGTCAATAACATGCGTCCAGCGCCGGTCTGCGTAATGCTTCGGGTCGTCCAGAAATTCTTCGAAAAACTGTCCCTCGTATGCGTCCCACCTGCCTTCCAGCCATGCGGCGCGGCGTGCCGGAGGCAGCTTTTCAAGCTCCCTCAGATACTTCGGCTGTGCCTTCATGAGCGCCTTGTTATCCTGCACCTTCGCCTGAATGAAAAAATAATCGTCCGGATCCTCGTCGTCGTTGAAATTCCGGTCGACAAACACCCGCTTGAAATACGCATGCCCCGGCCCGCCTGGGTTCAGCGTATAATACGTCCGCTTCGGGAATCCGTTTGTACCGCGCACGCAGGCATTGATCGCGTCGATCCACGATTTCTGCATCTGCCCGGCTTCGTCCAGGAATACCACGTCGTATTCTGCGCCCTGGTATTGCCCGACATCGCTTTCCTTTGCGCAGTAACCGAAGGAAATCTTCGAGCCGTTCGGGAATGTAAATTCCTTATCCGTCTTGTTGTACTTCGCGATTCCATGCAGCATAGCCTGCAGCGGGGCAATGTGGTTGTTCTGCAGCTCCTTGTATGTTCTTCTGACAATCAGCACCTTGATCCCGGGATACTTGCTTGCAAGCAAGATTGCCTTCACGCGCACAGCCCAGCTTTTCCCTCCGCCGCGAGCGCCACCGTAGGCGATATGCCTGTGCTTGTCTTTCAGGAAAAGCACCTGCTTCGGCTGCGCAGTTCCCAGATTCAGCGTCTTCATTCGCTGGATTCCTCCGCGTCATTTTCCAGCAGGATCCGCGTTCCGCCTGTTTCCTGCTTCTCGCCCTCTGCGTCTCTGCGATACCGGAACCCATACTCCAGCGCAAACTGCGCGCCTCTCTGAGAATCCCGGTCGAACAATTTTTCCGCCGTATATTGTTCCACGCGCGTCTGCGCGCGCGAAATCGTGTCCACAAATTCCTTCCTAGCCTTGTAGTTATACAGGCTCTGCCTGCTGGAAAAGCCCAGCGCCAGCGCAAGCCCCGGGATCGTCGGCGGCTTCCGGTTCACCCAGACCGGGGTCCCGTCTTTCTGGTTGAAAACTATGTCCCCGTCCTTATCCCGCAGGATCTCACCCTTGCAGCTCTCAAAATACGCCTCGATCAGCCCTTCGATCTGCTCCACGGATTCATACTTCGGTTTTCTCGCCATGGCTCACGCCTCCCTTCTGCTTTTCAGCATAGCGTATCCGGAAAATCTTTTCACCCCACGCACGCAGAATGAGCGCATACGGCGTTCCGCATGCGCTTCGGCGTTCATTCTGTTCTTTCGTAATATCGGAGCTTTGCCGCCGCAATACTGCACCGCACGTAGTCAAAGCTCGCGCAGTATCGTGTGATGTAGTCTGACGTCTCCCGCCGCTCTGGGAATACGAGCACGCATTCCCCCTCGCAGCGGATCGTCTTTTTACCGGCCGCCTGCCAAAATGGGCAGATATACTCCCTATGCCAGTAGTCGCTCGTGAACATCACCCTTTCGTCTTAAAACCTTACGCATATACAAGGTTTAATTTAAGCGGCTCCCGTTCCGCTTTCGTTCTGGTCTTGGATCAACTACATACTTATAATATTGATACCCGTACTTTGTCGTCCTGGCCTCGACGAGGATATAGCCGCGCGGGGCCACGGGCGGATGCTTTGGACTGTACTCACGGACGGCCTCGGTCGCGGGTTCCGGCTCGGGGCGGATGCAATTTCGCGTCGCCTTGTATCTGTGGCCGCCGAATTCCTTTCTCCAATGGCTGTGCAGGTAATTGGCTAGGGCTGTGTAGTCCTGCCCGTGGTCGACCTTGTTTCCGTGCTCATCCACATAGAAATTATGCTTTCTCAAATGCCGGATCTCGACCACGCTGCCGAGGCCCCAGATCCTGCCGATCTCGTCGGCGGGAATGCCCTCCGAGATCATGTGCAGGTGGAAGCGGTTGGTAGACTTGCCCCGGCCATAGACGATCACGATCTTGGCGTTTGGATATTTATATAGCAGGCGGCGGCACAGGTTGTCCCGGATGCGCCGCATCTCCTGTGCGGTATGTACTTCATTCTCCACGCTGAGCGTCAGCGTGGAATACAGGCTCGTCGGCCCGAAGTTGGCATTGACAATGGCGGCCAGCTTGTCTGCGGAGATCTTGCTGTTGAATTCGTCCTGCTCCTCCCGCGTCTGAAAGCGCGGCTTCCGCGGCTTGCTGGTCTTCTTATCCGCGCCATCGGATACGGTGTACACGATCTGCGTGCATACCGCCCCTGTAAACAGGCGGCGTTTGTGTCGTTTTGCCATAACTCCATCCTCTTTTATACAAATAGCGACATCTGCGCCGTATGCTCGGCGAATCGTTCCTCTTGTGCGACAAAGTAGTCCTTGTTGATCTCACACCCCACAAAATCCAGCGCTGCGTCATACGCCGCGATCCGGCTGCTCCCGCTCCCTAGGTGCGTATCAAGGATCTTGTCTCCCGGCTTTGCATACCGGTCAAAGATCCACGCATAGAGCGCGACGGGCTTTTGTGTTGGGTGGATCCTTTTCTCATTCTTCCGCTTATCGCCCTGTTGGGAAGCACCGTCGGCGATGCTTTTGCCCTGCATCATCCCATTCCACATATACCGTATCAGTCTGACGCTATCATGGCAATTTGTCGCTGCGATCTCGCAATCGCTGAAGCTGCTCTCCCCGTTGCACTTATCCCATACAATTCGGCCGGGCGGAAAAATATATTTATAGTAGTTACAGCCCCAGACTATGGTTTTCTGCGCCACTCTGTTTAGCTCATCAAAATATGCTGCGCCTGGGATCTCCCACGCCGGGCTGATCGGGTAATCTCTATGTACGCCGAGCTTGCTCTCCTTGCTGCCGTAATAGCCCCGGCGTTCCGGGCCGTTGAAATACGGAGGATCTACCACCGCCAAGTCAAACGCCTTATCCGGCAGCGTCCGCATGTACTCCATGCAGTCCACGTTGTACGCAATGTTCATGGTGATTCCTCCTGTTCTGCCCGCTCAAAGCGTGGCCGGAGATTCCGGCCATGCGTTCAGCGGATAGCGTCTTCCAGTTCCTTTATTGCTTCTTCAAGTCTGCGCTTCTTGCTGTGCAGCTCGAAAAATACCAGCACGCCCAGCGCGATCCACTCCAGCGCAGCAGTGAGGTTCAGAATCTCAATGATCATTCTGCGCCGCCTCCATTTCCTTGCGTTCCTGCATGAACCCATGCAGAAACAACTCCAGCAGATTGGCGGCGCGGTTGGTCAGCTTTGTGAAGTCTTTCTTGCTGATCTGCAATTCACCGCTCGTGACGACTTGTGTGTCCGGGCTGCCTATGACCTGAATCGTCGGGTTTGGTATCAGCTTCTTCGTGCCGTCTTTCTCTACCTTGAAAAGCGGCGGCGTGGACTGCTCCATGACGATGCGCGGCGGGTATGTTTCGCCCCGGAAGCTGGTATCCCAATTCAGCTTTTCGTAGTACGCGACAAAATTGTCGAGGTCGTGCGCAAAAGTTCCCATGATTTCTGCCATTTTGATCTCCTTTCAGATTTCCACGCACTCATCGGCGCGGATATTGATTCTTTTTCCGCCGGACTCGATCACGTATCCCGTTTGTTTGAATACGGGATAGCGCTCCGCCTGGTAGACAGCGCCGACCTTTGGCTGGTACTCCGGCCAGATCGGGACTTTGGCTGTGATGCGGATGCGGACAAGGCTGTGCGGCAGGCGCTTTTCGCCGCTTGCGCTCTCGGTACGCAGTCCCTCCATCTCCTTTTCCAGCTCCCGGCGGCGCTGCTCCATCTTTTCCGCCTGTACTTTTCCGCGGCACTCCTTCGAGCAGCACTTTGTCGCCCGCGTGATCGCGCTCGGCACTTTGTAAAACGTGGCCCCGCAGACCTGGCAGACCAGCGCGACCTTGTTGGATTTGCCCATAGTTTCACACTCCTTCGTCTGGGGGCCGGTATTCCGGCCCCCGCAGGCAGGACGGGCTTTCACCGTCTGCGCACCGGCGCGCCGCGCTCGCTTGTCAAACGCTGCGCATTTCCGGGCGAGCCGCCCTTGACTGCCGTCAGGCGGCTTATAAAAAGGAGGCAAGCGATGCACGGGAGCTATGCGAGACTCCCGTGTGGGGTAACGTTGACGGTTCCCTTCGCGCGCACGTTCCACACGCGCTTTTTATCCCCGGCGCACAGAGCTTGAGGGAGCTTCCCGTGCGCCGGGTGCAAAGCCGAAGATGGTTCCTTCCGCAGCCGTCTCATGGCGGAGCGGCTGCGGCATAAGTCCAAGAAAATATGGTTCCCCGGCTGATTGCCTATGCTTCCGCTCGGACGTCCTTGTGATAGAGTCCGTCCGCGCCCTTGACGAGCGGCAGCGCCCTGCGCCGCACCTGCTCATCCGGATTCCAGCCGCATTTCAGGCAGCAGGCCGTTGTGCGGTTCATGCAGGCGTTCCCGCTTTTCGGCAGGCCGCACGGCATTCCCGGACGGCCCTCGTTTTTTTCTTCCGGCATTTTTAAATCTCCTGTATATCGATTCCGAATTTCGAGCGCATGAATTTTTTATTGCGCAGGTACTCCTTCGTCCGCGTCGGCTTGGACTTCACGTCCTCCACGACGAGCTTGCCGCCGAATTTGTAGCTGAAGTCCGCCGTGTACCGGATCGCGCGGATCCGCTTGCCGGTCTCTGTCACATAAGATTCCTGAAGCGTAAACTGCGGTTGGAGCCGCAGATCGGAGATGATCCCGGCCCGGAGCATGACCATCAGCTCGTCATACCGGCGGGCTTCCTTCTGGCTGTCAAATCGGATCCCATCCCGCTCGGTGGGCGTGTTGCGGTACTTCTCCTTCCCCTGGCGCCCCTTGTGAAGGGGAGCTGGCGCCGCAGCGCCTGAGAGGTCGAGCTTCTGCCTTGCATACAGCTCCCGCATCCTCGGCGGCATATCCGCCATGGATTCAAACCGCAGCCCGCTCATTCGGTCACGCCTCCCGTATTTGTCTGATATTCCCCGTAGCTGCAAAAATCATTCTCGGTTGGGCAATACATGCCGTGCTCCTCAGAGCAGATGA